GTCTGTAAGCTCTCTAACGGGTGTGGGTACGAATACACCACTCCAACCTCTTGTCCTGAATAATCACTTGTTACACTAAGTCCTGCGTCCTCTAAAGCCCTAATTAACGGTGCAGTAGACTGCCCGTAACCGTGTGGATTGTCATTATTCTTTCTAAAAAAAATCCCACATCCTTCTTGTGTGGGTTCTACTCTTCTTCTTTCTCTGTAGTACGTTCTTTTTTCAGTTTTATTGGCGAACCGAAATCCTTCCTTAATTCTCTTTTCTATATGTTGTTGGTCATCTATTTCAACGACCCTCCCTCTGGGGTTCACTAATAATGCCATAATTTATACTACACATATTATCTATAAAACACAACAGGGGCGATTAAGCCCCCGTTATGCCTCTTAACATCTATAAACTATTAGGCATTTACATCAAATAAGAATCCATCTCTTACTGTCTGTATACCATATAGCATATCTAGTGTTACCTGTCTGCCTAGTGCATTAGCATCATAACTAGAAGTTAATCTCATTGAGATTCCACTTATAGGGTCTGTTACTACTGACTGGGTTACTCCTTCACCATTTCCATCTGTTGGTAAACTTCTCATTACCAAAGCGATAGCATCTTTTGTATAGGCAAGGCAATGCTCTACTGCTGGAGAACCTGCGGAAGGAACTAATTGAGATTCAAATACATTAATCCCAAATATATCTCCGATTGCTCCCTCAACGAGAGGTGCTCTTGAACCATACTCATTTGCTTTAGTGAACTTGTCAACTCCTAGCAAGTCATTTACAACTGAAGGACTAGCATAAAAGTATTTAGGGTCCAACATAGGTGCTTTCGCATCAACGAATGCTTTCCTTATGAGTAACATTGAAGCTTCTATTGTCGCATCAGATGTATCATCAAAAGGAATATCATCTCCTGCGTTAGCATATTCTGCTACTATATCACCTTCTAGCTCTTCGGCTAATCCGATGACTGCATCCTTTATGTAAAGACCTCTAAGGTCCTGATTTGCTTGTGCTCTTGCTGGGTCCTCTACCATGAAAGTTACTTCCTTATGACTGTCAAGAACTACACTCACCTCATCATCAGCAGGTGCTTGTCTTGTAACATTCTCATTTGTAGTTTTATCATTTACTGATAAAGCTCCTGTCATAGGAATATGGATTGTATCTCCATACTTTGCTACGGCTGAATCTAAATCTCTACGAACTGTTTTTGCGAGATTAAGATTGCTTCTTAAAGCAGTAATTGCTTCATTTAGCCATATTTCAGGGATAAAAGCTTCAGCTTGAGTCGTGTTTATTGAACTATAATCTGTCATTTTCTTTTAACATTAAAATTATCTACTGTTATCTATTCTACCTTCTTTCCTCCAAGTTTCGATTTCATCTTTGTGTTCTGTATACCATTTATGGTCTTGCAGTTTAGCTCTAAGTTCTGACTTAGTCATTATGATATCTCCACTCTGAGAGTCGGTAGACGCATTTGCACTTCCCCCAATGTCTGAGCGGACATTAGATTGAGCATTTGCCAAATAAGGTTTATCAGAAATAAGATCCTGAACAACACTCTCTACATTAATATAGTTTCCATCCTTACCAGTTTCAAGTTTGCTCTTATCAAGAAGTTTGACCACAGCGTCAGTGTCCACTACTTTGAGTTTTGACGCCACAGACATGACCTCGTTGTTAAGTTGCTTTTCCTGAAGGTTGGATGTAAGTCGTTCTATTTCCTTTTCCTTCTCCTCAAGAAGTTCTTCTAGCTTACCTTCCTCTTTCAACTTCTTCTGAAGCTCTTGGTCTTTATCTTTTTCTATCCTAGCCAATTCACTCTCTGCTTTCTTGGCTTTCTCGTTTAATTCTGTAAAACGAGGGTGCTTAAACACCTCAGACCATTGCTCCTCAGATAAATTAAATCCTTCCTCTTTAGAACTCTCGGTAGTTTTCTTCTCCGCAGAAGTGTCCTTAGATTTGGACTCTGTTTCCTGAGTTTCCCCAGAAGTCGCATTCTTGGATTGTTTCGCCATTTTAACTCCTTCCCATTGTGATTCGTTTTTACCGAGTTCGTACTCGCTCACAATAGATAATTAAATTAACATTTTAATATAACATAATTATAACATATTAAGCAAATTGCTATTCCTAGTGCCAAACGATCCACTCTCTTGCTCTTCTAAAAGTGGCTCTATATAAGGTCTAACACGATGTCTACAGTTCGGATGAAAAACTCCATCAGCATAAGCATCGTCTAACATAGGATACCCCTTTGTCTTTCCTGTTAAACTTACTATCTTACCTTCCCACGCCCTACATATATCGCACTCGCAACTTGGATAGCTAGTAATTTGACCTAAATCAGTTCCCCTTTGTAACATCTGATTAACAACACCCTGATTATAGGTATTCATCATTTCAGTCCTTGCAAACATTTCGGCATAAGTATCAGCTTTCCATTTCCTTCCCGCAGTATCTAACAAGAACACACTCTTTTCTTGTAATTGCTCTTGTATCATTCCTTTAATTTCTCTTAGTCCCCTACCGTCTAAACGACCTTCTTCAATAACGGTCTGTAGTCTAAACTTCACGGCTTTGGATAATACATTGCTTGACGATCTATGAATACCACTTAGGGCTTCTTCTAGTAGCATTTTAGAATTGCCTGTTAAGTTCTCTATGGCTTCCCAGTCGTAAGGTGTATATTTCATCTCTTTGACCCCTAGTCGTTTAAGATAACCCATTACATCACTTGAACCTTCTTTGTATGCGTAGTCTAAGTTCTTTTCAAACCACGGGTCGGTCTTAGAAACTAAAGTCCTTAACTCTGAATCAATATCACTTAGTATCCTTTGCTTTTCTAATAAAGAGTAGGTCATTCCCGACAATAACTTAGCTTCAACTCTTTTAGTAGTTAGCTTGAAAAAAGAACTAAGCAGTTTTACTTTCTTTATCAATTCCCTCTGTGTCATTTGTCCTTGCCTTTAAGTGAAATATCTCGTCTGATATATCAGCATTGCTTTCCTTATCTTCTTTAATCTCTTTAATACGTGCCATTGCTTGTTCATCATTAAAATCTTCTACAACTTTAATAGAACTCTTTTGTGAGGATAGTCCCGACTCAAGTTTAAGCATTTCGTTTTGTATTTCTTCTACCTTATCGTCTACAACACCGTCAGCAAACATTACATTAGGAATAATAGGGTCACCCTTGTACGTAATATCTCCTACTACGTTTCCTGCTTTAGCAAACATACTCGCTATTTCAATGGCTTTCTGTATACCCAATTCATAATACAACCCTTTTCTGTTCTTCTTAGCTAACGTTCTAAGCATTCTTAGTTTCAAAGCCCTACCACTCTCGGCTGATGTTTTACCTGAATCAAGTCCTACAACATCAGGAGACACTTCTCCTATAAGAAATATTGTTTTAATAATCTCGTCTATCTGTTGAAACGCCATATCTAAATTAGCATTCCATACAATATACTCTGGCTTATCTTCTCCCTCTCTAAACTCAAACATTTGCAATGCTTCCTTCCTTACATTACCCTTCTCGTCTAACACTCCCTCTGGTACTGCTAGTATAGGGTCTGAGTGCTTGTCTAAAATATTGTCTATGCTAGTCATTCGGTTGTTAATAGCAAAAAACAAGGATTCTAAATCGTGATAGTCCGACATACCAAAATAATTATTATTCACTCTAAAGTTTGGAATATGAACTATTGGTATCTCCTCTATTCCTGTGTCTACCTTTTCTTCATACGTTGTACCCGCTAAAGCATTGTAATCTTTAACTGTTATTCTTTTAACTACTTCTTGTTCGTCCTTACCTTTCATTTCATAAATATTAGTTTCTATCACACCTTTAGTATATGTTTCTTCTATCAAGTAAGTCGTTTGCTTTCCCTTGTCATTATTAAGATACTCCTTCCACACCAATTTCTTCTCGCTAGGATCGTCTCTAAAGTTTTTACCAATCGTAGGGAAGTACATAGCAGGATTGATATCTTCTATTTTAATCTGCTTGTCCTCAACTCTAATTCTAAGTACTGCGTCTCCTCTAGCAGAATTCATTAAAGAGGATTCGTATAACTGAGTATTCAAATTGTTCTCATAAACAAGTGCATCTATGAAGTCCTGCTCCTTAGTGTTCTTTTCGCTAGACTCTATGATTGCCTTCTCACCAAATAAAACATCCGCCATGACCTTAGAAATAAGACCCGCAAAATTGCAAGTCATGTATCGCAGAGCTTTATACTTATCAGAAAATTTGTCTCCTATCTCACCCATGTACGCAGAATAATGATTACCTTCTAGTAGTCGCTCATAAGTACCGTATTGTCTTAATCGTCCTACAGAATCTTCGCTCGGAAATTTCTTTTTTAGCATAATTCTAAATTCTAAATTATCTTATATATTTTACCATATTACCGAAACGCTTGAGGTTTGCTTGTAAACACTCTTGGCTTTCCTCTACTTAAAGTCATCGTAGCTACATACCTCATTGAATCACAGAGATGATTATTAGCGTCTATAGGAACGTTAAGAGTCTTACCTGCTCTATCTTCAGCCCACTTATATTTTCGCAATTCGTTCTCTAAGTGTATGCTCCTTTTTGTAATATGCATTTTGTACTGTCTTAGAAAATCAATCCCGAACCTAATACTGTCTGTACCCTTTTGTGCGGGCTTTATGTTAAATCCTTTTCTTTTAATTACTTCTATGCTCTTTGGCTCACTACTGTCTGCGTATATAAACAAGTTCTTATCAGGAACTAGAAACTCCATCTTATTGGCTATGTCCTCATTTAAGAGTCCCGTTTCATATAATAACTCGTCCCAATACAGCTCATTATTCATAGTATAAAGTGAAACTAAAGCACTTGGATCGTTGGTGTAACCAAAATCAAGCCCGTATCCAATAAACTTTGCGTTTGACGGTATCTCTTCTACAACATCCCAGTTTTCAAATATAGCACCCTGTAATCTTGCCTTCTTACCTAACCCGTACACTTCCCACATATAATTATCGGCTGTTCCCTGCTCTATGTTCTCTAATGTCGGCTCATAACTCTTTATCTTGTTAATAATACTCAAAGGCAAAAAGGGATTATCCAACATAGTAGAATGAATCATACAAACATCGTCTCTTTTTTGTAGGTCAAACACCCAGTGAGAATCGTCGTAAGGATTGTAGTCTAATATCGCACCCTGCTTAGTTCTCATTTCCAACTGGTCAAAATGCTTCTTAGCAACTTCCATTGTTTCGTTAATCCAAAACCAGTCCTGCGTCCTACCGTGTAATTTCTCTGCGTAGTCCAACCCAAAGAAAGCTATCTCAGTCCCATTGATGTTATACACCTGTTCAGCTCTGTTTACATTTATCTCTGGCGATATTTCTATCCCATACCTTTCAACCAAATCTCTAAAATCTAAAAGTAAAGTAGACTTGATCCAAGTCATCTTATCTCTAACAATCGTAATAGTAAGTTTCTCTCCTGCCTGAGCTTTAAGAATAAGGAATTGAAAGATACTCCAAGTTTTTGAGCTACGACTGCCGCCCTCATGACATATTACTTTATATCCTTGTTTCTCCCTCAGAAGTGTCTTTTTGAGAACTTGTGTCCCCACTATTTGCAGGGCTTTCTTCTGTTGTATCATCTTCTAATCCCCCTACAAACTTAACTTCTATAGTGTTTATCTTCTCCCCCTTACTGGTCATGTCTATTTCCTGAGGTGCTTTGCTTATATGTCTGTCTAACCAATCCAAAGTGTACTTAGTACTCATTAAGTAGTTGGCTATCTTAACCTCCCTTAGAGTGTGCTTCTCTGGGTGTACCTTAACATCTGCTAATAGGTCTTTAATTTCCTTATAACTCATCTCCCCCTTAGACATAAACTCATCTAGTATCTTCTGTGCCTCCCTTCTTCTATCCCAACCTGCACTCTTTGCTTCTGGACTAGGTTGCTCTTGGTCTTTCCCAAACTTCTTGTTATTTGGTATGGGGTTTTTATCGGGGTTTTCCATTATAGTTTCTTTGCCTCCATATTAGTTAATTTCTCCCACCTATCAAT